GATGCCGTAGAGCAATGCGTCGCTCACGACCATCTGCCAGAACTCATAGGCACCCATCATAGGGTTTGGTTCTACCGACATAAGTCGAGTAGCAGGGTGGTCTGGCATAGGACGGCGAATACCGTCCTTGTCTACGCGCTCAACCGTAACTCCCATGGAGGCAATCGTGTCTGCAATCTTGCTGACACAAGCATACACAGCCGAAAGCGTCAGCGTGTCCACGCCAGAAGCCAGGGTCGTGTCGCTCACAATAGTGCTCAACCATCCTGTGTGGGCCTGGGTAGGAAAGATGGGCGCTTGCTGGCGCTCCTCCTCCTTGTTCAGGCCGAAAATACGTTGAAATAGATTGCGTTCTTTGGGCATCAGCGCGAAAGTACTACACTAGACACGCTACTAGACGAATTTTTTGCTACGTTCCAACAACAGACATAAAGAACTCAAAATCTGGTGGAGTCTCCTCCTCCTCAAATGTAAGCATCTCGCCTATCGCCATGATCGCAGCAACCACCCCGTCAATCTTATCTCCAGACTTGGATTTGTCCACCTTGATGTTGCCGCTGGGGTCTAGCTTCAGGTGCACGTTGGTCATCATCCAGCGCAGAACCTCATCGCCACCGTGGTGCAGCTTTCCTTCTAGCGCAAGCTTCTCGTAAAACTTAGACGGGAACGACATAGACGCATAGCCCTGGCCGAACGGGTCGCACGCAACACCGTCACCATCCAGGTCTCGAATCAAGCTCAAGGAGTTCCAGCGGTCATACGCCACGCCCTTGATGTTGTACTTCTCCGATAGATTATCTGGATCGTACTGCACCTTGCCGTCCATGACGTAGTGGCCGCTGATCATGCGGCGAATCACATTGTAGTCCGTTACATTACCCGGAGTCACAATTACGTTGTCATACTCCTCTATGTGAGCGTAGATGTGCGTCTCGTCTTTTTCCAGTCGGCGCTGCACCGCTCGTTCTGGGAGGAAGTAGTAATTGGATATCTGGACTCCCTGGTCGGGGTCGCCAACAGCCACGCTGAACGCAGTCATGTCATCCGTGGCCGCGAGGTCCAGCCCGATGTACGCGTCCAGTTTCTCTTCGTCCGCGTTAAATGGCTGCTTGAGGTTACCCTCAGCCATCCATAGGTCATCCTCTATCCATATATCTTGCGCACCGACAAAAAGGTTGCAGTGCTTGACCATGAATTCGGTGATCGTGCGACCGCCGTACAGCTTCGCGTTGTTGCACTGCTTGTGCAAGTAGTCCATAGAGATAGAGGCGTCCAAGCCAGGGTTTGCTTTCTTCCACGCTTCGGGGTCATCCCACTCGTCACCGTCGTCTTTGTCTATCTCGTAGCACAAAAACAGCAGGTTGTCGTTCTTCACAGTGCCGTCTAGCACCTTTTTGCCACCGTTTACGAACTCAGTAGCCACTCCGTCCAGCACGAAGCCAGCGGTGGAGATGGCGAGCATAAGCGGCGACTTACGGGAACCCATGGACGAGGCGAGTACGCGATACAGTTCACCGTCCTTCATCGCGTGCATCTCGTCGACACATCCTATATTCAAGCTCAGGCCGTCCAAAGTGTTGGCATCGGACGAAAGTGGCTTGATTATGCAGTCTTTTGGGCCGTGAATCTCCTGTCTATTGGCCGTAAACCGCTTCGTCAGGGGAGGCGAGCGCTTGACGCATCGGCGTATCTCGTCGAACACCTCCTTCGCCTGATCGCGTTTCGTGGCCGCCGTCACGAACTGACCAGCACCGTCATCGTCGAGGACAGCCATCGCCAGTATGATGGCCGCTGCGAGCTGAGACTTGCCAGATTTACGCGCAACAAAGAAGTGTGCTGTGGTAAAACGCCGCTTTTTGACGTCATCCTTGTGTACCCAGCCGAAAAGCTGACCTATGAACGCCACCTGCCACGGAGACAGCACGAACGGTCGGCCAGCCCACTCTCCACGCGTATGGACGCACACGGTTTCTATGAACGCTACGTACTTGGCCGCAACGTCCAGGTCGAACACCCACGGGAAATCCTCGTCACCTTGACGCTCTAAGTCGTTGGTAAAGCGCTCATACGCCTTTATTACGTACTTTCCAGCAATAATAGACCCATCGAGCACTCCCTCGACGTAGTCCCACATCCTGTTGAGTCGCTCTACGTTACTAGACAAGGTCGTCGATTTCGTCCCCCTCAGCACGCTTGCTGTTGGCAGCAGCGGCGTTCACTGCGGCGCCCATCATGCGAGCGCGGTCCATAGGCGAAAGGCCCAGCTTGGCCGATAGCTTGCTCACTTCGCCCTGAACCTTTGATAAGGCAGTCATTTTACCGCTCACATTGGACGATCCGTTCTCGTAAACCTGCACAATATCGTCAACCGTCTGTATTTCGCGCGACAGCATCACGAACATGGACAGGTTCTTGGCGAGCATGGTAATCGTCACTACGTCCACGCTTTCCAGCAACCCGGTCTCATCGAGGTAGTCCAGCACCATGGTGAACATGCGCTCGCCCTCGTGGTCCAGGCTGACGATTGGCTTGAGTTCTGATAGCTTTTTAGCGTCAGAACGCACCACTTTAGCCACCTCTTCCTTCGCAGGAGCGGTAGCTTCTCGCATCTTCTGGAGTAACGTGTTTTTGTTTGCCATGATTACTTGCCCTGACCTCGGTACTTTTTTTTGTAGTTCTTCGACCGCTTGTGCGATGAGGTCTTCGTCTTCGCATGCACGCCTGGACGCGACACAAAGCGCTCCAATTTTACTGGTGTTACTGCCTTTTTAGCCATTAGTATACGCTGTAGTATGTGTTCAAGTTAGAAAGAATAGCAGAACGCTCAGATGATTTGTCACCGTCAAGCATAATGATTTCCTGTACGTTACCAGCAAAAGAATACCCTTGATTGTTCCATGCGTTGAGGATTCTATCAGTCTTCATGGCTCCACCCCTTGTGTAGTTGGTGTTGCCAACAACATCATTCCTTTGGGCTGTGTTTACATCAGAAGCATCTCTTCTTACGTTAAATACAAATTGTCCCATCTGATACCAATATGTATTAGCTCCGCCGTCGCCAAAAGCCTGGCTCCAGTTCTCTCCATTGTTTACCTCCAGATTAAGCCTATAATCGTTCAGCCAAACCCTACAATCGTTTCCAGTTTGAGTACCCCAAATCATACCGTGATTGTTGTTATTTAGGGTTTTTTGAGCTACAAAGAACAAATCATACTCATTAGAAGCGCTGAACTGCTCATCCATCACCATCCCTGCATCAATAGTCTCCAGGCATGGCTTACCGTTATCTGTAATGACAGACCCAGCAGACACAATCTGCGGCTTTCTGCTTGAGTACGAAGTGTTGCTCTCCCATGTTGCGTCATTACCATCGCCAGTGGAGCCGCCTTTGGCTTGATCGTACCACTTCACTAGGTACCCATCTCCGCTACCACAGTGAGCCAAAAGGGCCGTAGTGTCGAGTTCGTAATTAGAATCAAACCCTATGTCAGCCTCTACGTTGCTGTCATTAACAACTCTTATTGCAGCGCCTGCATATGCGTGGTTTAACAATCGAAGGCTGTAGGCCACAGATGTACCTCCAAACCCGTTCGCGTCTCCGCTAACAAGTCCTGAAGAACCAAGGTAGTTAGAGACAACAATCTTGGTTGAAAGAGGAGGAGTACCAGTAGACTGAGCATTCAAAAGAGTGTCAGCAGACTGAGATATAGAATCTGCAAGACTGGTCGACGTATAAGCTGTTCCCTGCGTCCAGTCAGCTGCTGTATCTGGGTCCGCGAAAGCTTTGTCAGAATAGTAGCTCGTTCTGGTTAGGGCTTGACCTGATGCTGGTAGCGCACCAATCTGCCTTTGAAAACTACCCTGACCATCAGTTCTGGCCGTATAGTAATATTCAATATCTTCTGTAGCCCCAGTAATTTTTGATTCAGCGTCAGAATCAAACCTATTATAATAGAGATTCGGCGTTGTGTCTAGGATTACGTTACCAGAAAGCGCTGGCAGGACAATGTTATTAGCTCCAGTCAAGTCAGAAGGAAAAATCCACGTCCCAGCAGTAGTATTATTTACGTCTTTGCTGGTAGCGTTAGGGTAGCTTGAAGGTTGATTAGAATTTACAAAGGCCAAACTCCCCATGCCCGTCCCCAAAAAGAACGTATTGTTTTTTGTAACACCTGGACCAGAATTAAACCCAGACCAGTTCATAGCGCCTCCTATATAGATGTTTCCAGGGAGCCTACATCCGCCAGTAACTCGAAGCAACTCTATCTCTGAAGCACGAGCGTACAGAGAGTTTCTGACCACCACATCGTCCTGATAAAGGTTAGCCCCGCTTATAACCAAGTTGTCTCTATTTAGCCTGATTATCTCATCTCGATCGTTAAAAACAATAAAGACATAATCGGCATCTTTTGAGTAAAAGATTCCACTCAAAGTATTGAGTGTGGTGTCTCCTTCTGTTGAAGAGAGGGCCATACCTGTTCTATATGTAGTAAAATCCTGCGTGTCAACGTGAGTGTACGTAGTAACGTCGTAGGGCGTTGAAAGGTCTAGCTCTTGAATAAGGTTGTAATCTGTGACCAGATACAGCTTTGTTCCGTCTGAGTTAAACTCTAAGGCGTTTACTTTTTGATGGGTCCCAGTTAAATTGTTTGTATACCAGTTAGGACGATATCTTACATTAGAAAAGTCTATAGACTCTGTGCTGTTGACAACGGAGGTGGTAATGTCATAGTTTGTGCTCAAGTCATACACCTGAACCTCTGGACTGTTGTTCGAGTTTCTAGTAACAAACATCTTAGACCCACTTCTGGAAAAACAAACGCCAGAGTAGGCGTGGTCTGGGGTAGTAGGAAGACTAAACGTAGCGTTAGAAGCTGCGGTCCCACCGTCTCCAGCGTCGTCTATCGTAGTAACGTCCCAGGCTGTGGTAGCTAAAAACTCAAAAACCTTGTTTGTGCTGTCGCCTATGACAAAAAACTTTTTCCCATAAGTTGACGTATCGTTAGGGTCGTCAGCTATGTACAGGTTGACTGGAGTCCCGTCTGAAGAACCTATATAAACGCTCTTTTCAGACGACAGATCTAAACTAGTTAAGTCAAATGCCGCATTTAGCGTGTACTGCCAAATACGATCTGTACCATTACCAACAATATAAATGCTAAGACCGTCTGGACTAAGACAAACATCACGCGGATGGCCTTCGTTCGCCGTTAAAGCAATAGCATCTGGATAAACACCAGCGCTTGTAGCGGTATCTATAACTTGCTCAAAAGATGCATACCAGGATTTTATTGAATCTGGAGAAAGCTCTGTTTCAAACCCTTCAATCCCCACATCACCTGGCTCCCATTCGCTATTCGTGTTGTTCCACACCAAAGCCTGGCCGTCAGCGGGGGCAGTGGTGGTTGTGTCTACGTCGGTAAGGTCACCTATCGATTGAGCTAAAGTCAAGTCTTCGTTAACCCACTTGCTAGACCCTGAGTCGTACCGTAATATCTGATTATCGGCTAGAGCCGAAATCTGGGTGTCAAACAACTCAGAAATTGTGTCAATCGCAGGCGGAGGCGCTCCTCCTGTATTGCCACTCGTGCCGTACAGAGTTGCGAAATACAGCTGGCCGTCGCCGTCCGTCTTTAAAAAGTAATCTGTACCGCCGTCGGTAGTTGGCAGAATGTACTCCTGATTCACCGTTACGTTGCCTGCTTCGTCAACCTTGAATACCTCAGTGTCTGCGCCGTTCTTTACGATGAAGGCTTTATCTAATTCGTCGGCATTCTCATCCAGCTCTATGACGAGGTCTCCGTTGCTTTGAATTGTAAGCGGCCCAGCGGCTTGGCCTAAATCAAATGGGCGAATCAACTTGGTCTGCGGCCCTGTAAAATTCAGGTTGCCACCAACGGTCAGGTCACCAGACGTAGACGCAGTAGTGAAGGTCTGAGAGTCAGCCAGAGAAAGCAACGTGATCCCGTTGACGTTTGACGAGACTAAACCATTATTAGCAAATAGCGGAAGGTCAGCATTCACCCACTCGCCCTCACTGACATCGTACTTTAGTATCTGCCCCTCACCGAGAGAGTTTACATTTACATCAGACAGGTCTTGGATACGCGAATCAAGCTGCGCATAGAAAGGAGCTGGAGAGCCAGAGGTTTTAGGAATGTAGTTTCCTACACCAGTAGTTGTGTCTTCCGCCTCAATCGCACGAACAAGCACGTTGGCCTCGTAGCCATCCTCATCGTAGTGCTCAAGGAACAAGTCCAGACCCTTGAGGTGGTAAAGCGTTTGTGATATGTTGTATTGTTCAGGATCAGACCCGACAATCAGTTCCTGTTCCGTCAGGGTGTACAGGTCGTTCTCTTGGATTGCCGTAAATACGGTGTCTGCAATCTTCGCGGCTTCTGTGTACGTATTAGCGTAGCAGAACACGGAAATCTCAAAGGCACCATAGTCCGCAGTGTTGAGATCGTTAATGTCAAAGCTAGACTGCTGAATGATGACCTCTGGGTTTTGCTCACCTTGAAAGCGAGCGCCAACCGACACCTTAATATGTGAGAGTGTAGAGTCCGCAGCCAGCGCGTCACGGACCACTTCAAACACGGACTTGTGCGCCCTAAGTAAACTCATTTTTTAAATTTTTTTTATTCTAACCTTCTTCCTCTTCGCCAACTCCTCACATTGCTCTTTATACCATTCGTACATCTTCCGAAGCTCTGGCATCCCAAACTTTTTTAGTTGTTTGGAGCGTCGCATTACCTCGGCAGATACACCTGGGCGCTCCTTATCCAGGGCCTGACCGAACACCCACTGTTCGCCCTGGGAGTACAGGTTGCAGCTTATACACTGAACGCGTATATTCCACTCGTGGTCCCAACGGGTATTCATGTGTCGGCGACTGGCGAAGTGCCCGGCCTGCAATTTGGAGACGTGATCCTCCTTACCGCAGGTGTAGCATCTGGCGTAACCATCTTCGTCAGCAGCGCTCCATCGAACAAATTTACTACACCACTCGTCCACTTTCTTCTTCATTTGAGCATGAGTGTACTTTTTCTCTGCTCTCGGCTTGGTTTTAGGTTTCTTGTTCAATTGTTTACTCGATTTAGAATCTGCTCGGTTACTGCCTCTCCTCTTTCTCATGCAAGCCCTTGATCCGTTAGCATAAAGACAACGCTCTCGTCATCCGTCTCCACAACCATCTTGCCGCTGTTGTCTATGCCATCCAGAACGCGGATGCTGCACTTGAACTCACGAGCCATATCAGACAGCGAGCTTTTGAAGCTGTCCTTCTCAGACTTGGTCCAACCCAGACTGTTTACCTGAATCCTCATTTCCGTAAAGTTTCTTTCGCATGTACTTGACACAATCTTCGAACGATTCAAACCTAACACCGTTGGCCTCATAAGAGGCCCTTCTTGCGTTACAACTTCTACAGCTGCCCACTATGTTGGTCTGATCGTACCCGTTGTCGCACCTGTTGAGGGGGATTACGTGATCCGCTTCTGTGGCTGGGGTTACGTGCCCCAGGTGCAGGCACCACTGACAGATGCCGTCGCGATGCAGCACAGCCTCCCTGGTGGCTCTCCACTGCGGCGTCTTGTAGAAGCCGTTACTAGCCACCCCCTCGAACGGCCTCACCAGCCTGCCAGAGTCCAAGTCCCTACGGTTGCGCCCTTGCTTTTTTGCTATCCAAGGTTTCTTCCTGGATGTGCGTCTCAAGTTCATAAAACAAATGTAGGGTGACGAGGGTGACTTTTTTTCCAAAAGTTTTTCCTAAGTGCAAAAAGCACTCAGATATCTTTTTAAGAAAATTATCTCACCTTCTCACCCAAACGGTCTACATCCCTTGGCCCTGCTGGATTCCTCCTGGGTGAGTATTTGGGTGATGTGGCCTCTTTTATGTCACCCATTTGGCGCTATGTCACCCCCCTCCCCCCTGATCGGGGTGACTAAAAAACCTCCGAAGGTGACATTGGGGTGAGTTTGACTCCCCCTGCCCCGTTGTCAGGCGCACA